CGCCGCGCTTCATCAACACCGACAAGTCACGACCGACGGTTGTGTCTGGCAGATCGGCGTTCACCAACAAACCTCGTGAATCTTCTTCGAGACGCAAAGTCTTTGAACGTGTCGAAGCAAGAAGCATTGACGAGTCATGGTTCATGTACATCTTGATTGTGTTGCGACCCTTCAAAGATTTCTTGAACGCACCTGGCATGATTCGCTCGATGAACGGCAACGGTTCAGAATCAGAGTTGAACACTGCTGCGTAACCTGTGAATGACATTCCGTCACCTGTTGGACCTTCGCGTAGTTCGAAGTCGTTGATGTGAATGCGGCGTGTCTCTAATGATTCGCTCATGCCGTCAATCATAACAACATTCACGGGCAAGGTTCTAGAGGAGCGAGGATGATCTTTTGGAAGCAGATCGTTGTCGGTGATGTACTTCGGATTCTCTGGACGACCATTGCGAAGAAGATACAAGAACGAGTTCACCCGCGCATACGCCCACTGATTCCTAGTCATGCCTGGACGGTGAGATGTCGAATATGCTCCGGCACCGCGACGGAACACGGTTCGCAACATGCCGACAGTTGCCCGCTTCCAAGACGGATCCGCGCCATCAAGTTTCTTGTTGTGTTCATCGGCCTTGTTCTTCAAACCTTCTTCGATCGCTTCGGTCAACTCGATTGTGTCCGACCCAGCAGGAGCCTTCGCCGAACCTTTCGGATTCTTATCCGAGCCGACGATCTGATCTGATGGTGGTGCTGGTGCGCGTTCGGATTGGATTGCTTCAGATTTTCTTGCGAACCAATCTCGTGCCGGCTGAGGGTTCAATGGGTTGATGCCCCACAGGTAGTGTGCGACCGCACCCGCACCAGGGAACTGGTCATCGGTTGAATCCGAGTTCTTTGGTGCTTGTAGGTCTACGGCGTGTCGTTGCGCCCATGCGTTCGCTCGCACAACTTTGTCTTCGGTGATGTCGCCTCGCGCCATGTCTCGTGCCTCACGAACGGTTCTATCGACCAGCCCTTCACCCGCAAGACCTTGACCGTAGTAGTCCAATCCTTTTCGTGCTGCGGTGCGAATGTAGACAGGTATCTCAAGAGATACCTGACGTACCGATTCTTCTTCTTCTTCTTCTTCCATCTCTTCTTCGTGTGGTTGCCAAGCATTGCAATAGAATCCACCGTCAACATATTCATCCCACTTCTCGCACCATGCTTTGAGATTGTCGCCTTCGCCTTGCACATTGTCTTCGTCGTAGAAGTGACAGTTACCGCAAGCGCGACCTTCAGGAACATCTGGTGACAACGCTGGACGATAGTTGTCAGGCAACGCACGTTCGCCACCTGGTTCCATATCTTCGGCGATGGATACTGCGATCATCTGATCGACTGCATCTTGTTTTGTTGTGTGGCATCCGATCACTTCGCCATCTTCTTTGATGGTTGCCCAACCAGAACAATCTGGTGACTTGTCGGTAATGAAGTAAGGCATTAGACCAACAACAATACCTCAGCATCATCGTCCAAGATGCTGAAAGTTATTGTCCCGACTGCTTGCGCTTGCATTCCGTTCAAGGTTGTTGACGCGACCGCGTAGCGTCGTTTCGGTTGGATGACTGGTATCTCGACTTCTGGTAGCGGTTCAATCTTCTTGCGTCGTGGTGCGGCGTATTGTCGTCCGCCAACAGGTGTTGGTTCTGGTGTTGGTTCTGGTGGAGTGTCGGTTGCGTCAGCGGTTGCGACCAGTCCGCCAAGATCGGCTGAAGCGATTGCAGACTTGGCAACTTTTGTTGTGGCCGAAGCATCAAGTCCACCAAGATCTGCTGACGCGATAACAGTCTTTGAGACTTTTGTTGTTGCAGAAGCGTCAAGTCCACCAAGATCGGCTGAAGCAGTAGCGGACTTCTTTGCTTTGGCTTGCGCTGATGCGTCAAGTCCGCCGAGTAAGGCTTCGGCTGTTGCATCAACTGTGACGAACACATCGGCTGTCTCGGCGATCAGTTCGCCTAGCGGTGCTGAAGCAGAAGCGAAGTGTGTGACTGTGGCGGATCCTGTTACCGATATTCCGCCGAGTGATGACGAACCTGTTGCTGTGGTTAGGAACTCTCCGCCGTCAAGAACTCGTGTGCCGTCAAGTTGGCTTGAGTCAAGTATGAATGCAAGACCACCATCAAGTCCGAACGTGGCGTCGTTCAGTTGGCTCGTGTCGAGCAGGAATCTTTTCACCGCCATAGCGGTACTAACTTGCGACGGTTAAGGACGCACTGAGATTGCCAGATGAGATTGTGTATGTGTCACCAGCGGTGTATGGGTTCGCTGTGATCGTGCCTGAGAACAAGAAGTTGCCGGTAGTCAAACTATCCCAAGCGGTGAAGTGTGAAGCGTCTTGTGAACCTGAGATGTTCGTCCACGAGATATCTGCATCGGATGTAATCGCACCCGCTGATGCTGCACCGAATGACGCCGCTTTGCGTGTCGTCTCAGTCGCAGCGTTTGCTGTACCTGCTGCACCTGGGTCACCTGTGTGAAGTTTGATGTATACCTGTGCAACCGCATAAGAAGTATTGTTCGCAAGCGCGTCAAGCCATGAGTTGCAAAGATAAGCAGATAAACCGTGAGCCATTAGTCTTCCGTTCTTTCAGTGATTGTTAAGATGCGGCCATCTTTGTCGCGTTCAACTGTGCGCACAGTCGGCTTGTTCTCAGGTACGTTCACACGCACCACAGTCTCAGGCACGTTGATGACAGGTGCGGCCACGTTCACGTTCGCTGGTGGAACATTCACAACCACCTCAGGCATCGTCACATTAACGTCACGCTGATTCACATCGTAGGTCGGTGTCGGCTCAGCAACCTGTTGCAACAAGACTGGTGCGACACCTGTATGAACGATCGGCTCAATGTCTAGTGCTTTCAATACTGCGGCAGGTTCGAAACCTGCGTTGATGAGACGTTGAGCCATCATTGTTTTGCGATCAAGTTCGGTGAGTCCTGCTGCACCAAGATCGACGTTCGCAAGTGGCACACGGTAGGTGTCGCCGCCGTCAGCCGGTCGTAGGTCTTCGAATCGGCGGACATCGTTGATTGACAACCAGCCTGCTTGTAGACCTGATGAATATCCTGCGACTCGTGAACCGAAGTCGCCGCGCATCAAACCATCAAGGTTGAACTTCAGGAATGCACCACGGCCATCAATCAGTCTTGAATATCCGTCCTCAATCTTGGTGACGTATGGTCGGAGTGTGTGCATCACAAAGTGAATGCCGTTCATTTCAACCGAAGCGTACGCTTGCGCACCTGACTGAATCACACCAGCCATCGATGGCGGTACGCGGAACGCACGAAGAATCTCTTCGACTGCGAACTGTCGTGATTGCAGGAACTGTGAGTCGTCTGGTGCGACCGAAGTTGTCGTGTACTTCGCACCACCGAACAGAATGCCTGGACGGTGTGCGCGACGCAAACCTTTGTGACCTTCTTCGAATCCGTCAACAAGCGACTTCGCTTGTTCGCGGGTCAAGTTGCCTGGGAACTCGATGATGCCAGAAGTATGCGAACCCTGACCGAAGAACCTCGCAGCAAACTCCTCAAGAGCCTTCGACAATCCGAGATTCTCTTTGATCAGTTCAATGCGTGAACGGCCACGAAGATCACCAGGCAAACGCAACTCGGACAGATGAATCATGTCCTCATGCTGAATGATGTCACGGTTATCAAAGACGTACACGATTCGGCGTGACTCGTCGCGTTTCACTTCAACTTTCAACGGATTCAAAACCGATAGACCTGCGACACCTTGATTGTCGCGGATGATACGAGTGAACGAGTTACCGTTCAACAACATCGAAACAAGCACCTGCTGGAAGTGGTCGGTGCGTGACACACCGACTTCGGGCATGTCGAGCCATTCTGGTCGTGGTCGGAATGGGCGACGATCACCATCGACACGGATGAACACATCGACTGGCAGAGTTGAGATAGAGTCCGCGATTAGTCGGACACACGCATACACGGTTCCGATCTTGAGAGAATCTTCTTGCGTGACTATCGTGCCGGCGTTAGTTGTGAATTGGAATGCGTCACCTGCGGCAAACAACGACTGATATGAGACTGCTCTCTCTTCTTCTCTTGGGTTGAACAGTCTTGACAACATTAGTTTCTAGCCGCTTTCTTTGACCGCTCCCAAGCCAAGGTGAAGGCAAGCAGAGATGCGCCTGTAAAGATTAGCCCAAGCGGAACCGCAATGTAAAATACGCCGACCGCAATCATCAAGATCGCGACCAGTTCCAATAACAATACAATCATCTCTCTCCTCACACTACAAAGAACCCTGGTTGCTGAACACTCTCGACTCGTCTCGTTGCACGATCCACAGCCATCGCCAATGCTATCGCAGCGTCAATCTTGCGTTTCGATTTACCTTTAGACAAACGCCAACCCATATCGGTCGAGCGTTGCGCCGCCGACAACACCTGATCGGTGAACACAGGATCACCGTTGTGTGAGAGACGACCGTTCACGATGAACTCGTACAAAGTTCCGCAAGCAGGAACCATACGCGCAGTCGACTGGCTGAACTCAACCATCGTGAACCCTTCATCAGACATCGCTTCAGCCGAGCGTTGAAAGAACGCTGGGTCATAAGCGAACTCTTGCACCGTGTATTCGCAACCAAGATCGCGGATGTGTTGCTCGACTGCCGACACATCCATCGCACCGCCATCTGGATGCCAAATCTTTGCACGAACAACAACACGACCAGACTCCTGCGGTTGCGCAACGACAACCGCGATCGAGTCGTGCTTGAGTGCCATGTCAATGCCGACGAACACAGGAATGTTCGGATCAAGTTCATCATCACTACGACACTGCTCCCACGCACCCTTCGGCAACCACGACTCACCATCAGTACGAACCCACTGATTCAACCGATACCGACGGAACGCAACCTCGGCAGTTTGCATCATCGACACTTCCATGTCATCCATGTCAAGCAAACCTTCAGCCAAGTTTGGATTCGCTTGCGCCCAAGCATCACGGTCATGAATCTCGCAGTCCGCTTTTGCTTCCCACCACCAGAACCCAAACCGTTCATCCTGTTTTGTGCCTGAGATAATTTCTTTGCCGTAGTTGTAAAGACGGCCACACACCGTATCCAAGTCATAGCCCGCAGTTGAGATGGCAACAATCATCGGATCTTTGCGCGCACCCGAACCTAACGTAAGCGCATTAAACAGTTCCTCATTGGGTTGCACGTGAAGCTCATCGAATATGCAGCAACTTGGATTCAAACCTTGCTGAAGTTTTGCGTCGCTTGACAGCACACGATAGATCGCACCAGTCGAAGGAACCTCGACCACGTCGCGATACACCTTG